TCAGATCTCCTCGGTCGTCATGTAGCGCGCCGCGGCGAGGCCCAGGGCGCGGGAGACATCGGTGAAGCGTTCGTCGAAGGCTTCGAAGACGGCAAGGTTCAGGGCCTGGCCGGGCTCCGTCTCGGAGAAGGCGATCAGCGCCTCGATGTCGGCATCGGTGGCGGGCTCGTAGGCCTTGAGGAGGAAGGAGTAGGCCCATTCCTCGGTCTGGGCGCGGATCTGCGGCTCCTGGCCGGCGACGTCGGCGAGGAGGTCCGACTCGGTCATGTCGTCCGAGAGGGCGCCGCCGTCGAGGAGCCCCGTCAGGTAGGCCACGTTGTTGTTCATCGTGCCCGCGACGTTCATCTCGATGAGGTCGGTGGCCTCGGCGTAGCGCTGCAGGATCTCCAGGCGCGGCGAGTTCTGGAACAGCGCGACGGCGGCCCTCTCCTTGGCCTCCTGCTCCACCTCCTCGTCCATCATCGCCTCGCGCGCGTCGAGCTCCAGCGCCGTGAGGCTGCGCCCGGGCTCGGCCTGGAGGAAGGCCAGCATCGCGGCGGTGTCCTGGCCCCGGAGGTCCTCGGCGAGCGAGGCCAGGACCTCCTGCTCCATGTGGCCGGGGTCGTAGATCGCGGCGACGAGGTCGGTCCAGTGCTGGGGCACGGGGCGCCCCTCGAAGACCGTCCGGGCCAGGTCCTCGCCGTGGGAAGCCCCCTCCTCCGCGACGACGTCGATCACCTCGGGCAGGAGCAGGGCGTCGTAGATCGCGCGCACGTCGTCGGGCACCTCGCCGGTGGTGGCGGTCGAGGTCTGCGCGAGGGCGGGAACGGCGGTCAGGGCGACGGCCAGGATGCTGGCGGTGCGGAGGATCATCGGTCGGGGCTCCTCTTGGGTCCGCGGCGTGGACGGACGTTCCAGGGAGCATAGGCTCCGGCGTGGGGGGCGCCAAGGGACAGCCTGGGCCACTGACGGGATCGTCAGGACGTGCGACTCCGCGCATAAGGGGGTTGCGCCCGACGACGCCCCCGACTAGATCGGACCTCGGCCGCGGAGAGATGCCGGAGCGGTCGAACGGGGCGGTCTCGAAAACCGTTGAGGGTGCAAGCCTTCCCAGGGTTCGAATCCCTGTCTCTCCGCCACATCAACCCTGAAAACTGAGCCTTTTCAGATAGTTATATGGTCGTTGTCGGCTCTGGCCCCACGTTAAGCCCCACGTTCCGACCGTGAATGTCTGGGACTCGTGCCAGTTGCGAGGGGGCCCGAAGACCCCCTTTCGCGATTCAGGGAGTCACCTCATGGTGAGCGGCCGACCGGGGCTGGCGGCAAAGGAAAGTTGCGAAGTCGTCGGACTCGTCCGGAGAAAGTCTGTCCCAACTGAAGCCATGTGCAGGCTGCGTGACGCTGGCACCGTCGGCGCCCGCAAACATCTCGGCGATCGCGATTGCGTCCGGCAGACTGTTCATGACCACCTCCAGGCGAACTAGTGCTCGTTCGCCAGCGGTAACGTAGGCGACGACATAGCCGCTGGGGATACCTCGCGCGACGATGGCGGTACACGCCTCGTCTCCCTCGCCATAGGTGCTGCCGTTCCAGAGAACACGAAGGCCTAAGTCGAACTCCCTCTCCACCACGGCCATGGTGGACTCCATTAGCGAACGGAGATTCTCGCGAGGTAATGACCAATCCTTGGGCGAGACGCGCAGTTCGCTCCTGTCAATCAGTTGTGCTGTTGGTTTAGCCATGATCCTTCCTACCCCGGCCCCGTGCCGGGTGAGGCAAGACCTAGCGCGCGCGCTCTCAGGCGTCCAGAAAAATATTGAAAGTCAGAGACTTACACGCATAACTTGACAGTCAACATACGCGTGTAAGTGCGAAATCAGTCCCTTAGAACATCTTGTCGAACAGAGCCGCGTTCATGGATGGGCGACCCGGCCGCCGCTGCCGCTTCAGCGCCTCCACAGCCTTTTTCGCCTTCTCCAAGAAGTGAGCCACAAGGGCCGCATCCATGGCCCTCAGCGTCTCGATATGGTGAGGCTGGAACGGGACCCCCTTGAGCCGGCACCAGGCTTCGATCTCAAGGAAGGTGATAGGTGCCGGTCCCGCGTCCCCGACGTGACGGGTCGCGTCCAACTCGAGGAACGCCTGCCATAGGATCTCACCCGCTTCCGGGACACGGACCCGGGCCGTTGGGCTGGCGAGGTGATCCTTCAGCGCGGTCACCAGTTGCCGCTTGAGTCGGTCCCCGCCCTTCATCTCGACATGGCCCCACCTATGGCGCGGGCGTTCCGGGTCATAAAGTTCAGCATGACCCGTTGCCCTGCTTCCGTGGAAAGCGCCTGACTCATCACGTCGGACGCCTCGAAGACGTTCACGTTCTTGACGTTGACCACGGGCGTCACGGGCTTCTCGGCCGGAGGGGGCATCATCGGCGAGGTTAGGGCCTCAGCCGCTTCATCCCGCACGAAGCCGCCCGTGGCATAGCCGCGCGCCGCGCGATGCATTGCCTCGAGCCGCCCGACGCCGATGCGCTGAACCGCGCGCTTGCTGAAAACGTACTCGCCCCCATGGACGATACCCTTCGGCTCCCAGGTCCCGCCTGCGCCCGTGTAGCCGCCATAGGCGAAGCCGCCCCCTAGCAGGCCACCAAGCCAACCGATCGCGTTCCCCATGGTCCCGCCACCTTCGGCCATGCCGAGTAGCGCCTTCTGCATCTGGACCCGGGCGATCTCGATCAGGAGTTGCCCCAGGGCCTCGCGCGCCGACATTGAGCCGCTGAGGATGCCCATGAACATATCCGTCAGACGATCGGCCCCGCGCTTCGCGTTGTCTTCGATGAGGCGCAGCCGATCGGCGGCATCCTCCGCCGCCTGCCCCGCCGTGGTGTAGGACAGGGCGAGTCGGTCAATCGCCGCCCGAACTTCTGGCGTGATCTCCTGCCCGGACTGCTGGGCTTCATACAGGAGCTCGGCCCGCTTCCGGGCGTAATCCATGGCGTCACCCACGTCCCGGCCGCTTTGCGACACTGCCATGAGCTCGGCCGCCTCAGCCTCGAGCTTGGCAATCTGCTCCCGGGTCGACTCCACCTCGCGCTGATAGTCGGACAGGCGCGGCGTACCACCGCCCCCTCTCGAGCCGCCGCCACCGCCGGCGGAAACCGGGACTCCGAAGTCAATGTCGGCGGGACGTGTCTGGGGTCGGAGGGTGTTGCGGTTCCAGCCACCATCCGGCGCCGTGTAGTCGTCCACCAAGGGCGGACGGGTCGGAGGAACCGGGGCATTCCGCGGTGCTTGCGGAGTGGACGTGGCCATGCCGGCACCGGCGGAGTAGACGTTGCCAGTGTTCCCTCTTGGGTCCTCGAGGTCTGCGGGCGAACCGCTTCCGGGAAGCTGGGCCCGCAAGCTCGCCGCCGCACGGGCTGCGTTCACAAGGTTTGCGGCGAGGCCGGTGACGGCCATGATGACGCTGCCCAAGTTCTCTTGGTCGATCGCGTCAAGCTGGGCCAGAACGTCAGAAGCCGTGCCAGCCGCCTCACCCATGCGCGCCTCAAAGTCCTGCGCAGAGATAGAGCCGTCGTCCAACCCGGCCTGAAGGTCGCGCATCTCCTGCGCAGCCGCTCGAAGTGCAGCCTCTGCATCGGTGTCGCCGATCTCCCGAAGGTAGTTCGCAGCCCGATCCAGATAGGGGGCAAGGTTCGCCCCCTCGCCTGCCACGTTCTCATAGAGCGCCAGGATCTCGCGCAAGGCGTCTTCGTGTTCGCGGATCAGCTCGGGGTTTGCCTCCATGCCCTCCGCAACGGCCGGGCCCAGAAGGGCCGCAGCTTGCGCGCTGTTCCGCAGCACTTCGTCAATGCGCTCGATCTGCTCGCCAAGGTTCAGCACCTCGCCCGCGAAGTCCGCCGTCCCGACCACAAGCCGCTGGAACAGGTTGCCCACCTTCGCCGCCACCTCGCTGAACCGGCGATCCAACTCTTGCGCCTTGGCAATCGTCTCTTCGTCCAGAACCAAGCCAAGTTCGTGCGCCCGCTCGATTGTGGCGCGGAGTCCGGCTTCGCCCTGCCCGATCAGCTCCACGAAACGTTCACCACCCGTCCCGCCGAAGACCTCATCCGCGATGCGGATTTGCGCGGCCCTGTCGAAGTCCTCGAGCCGCCCGATGATCTCAAGCAGGAGTTCCGAAGGTTCCTTGAGCCGTTCCGACAGGTCTTCCGCTCCGAAGCCCAGCCGGCCGAAGGCTTCCGCCGCGGAGCCGGCCCCAGTCTGAATGAACTCGTCCGCCCGGAGTGACAGTTCCTTCAGCCCGTCAGTCAGGGCATCCACGTCGATGCGGTTCTGTTCCGCCACGAACTTGAGTTCTTGGAACGTCTCCACGCTCACGCCAGCACGCCGCGCCTCATCCCCAAGGCTGGCCAGACTCTTGACGGCCTCATGCACCCCTGCCGTGATCGCTGCTGTTGCGGTCGCGATCGCCCCGACGGCGAGCCCTTGCACGAAGTTCCGGCCGAAGTTGCCGACCTGCGCCGTGGTCGAAGCGAGGGCCTGATTGATGCGAGCGGTCGCCCGTTGCATATCGGTTTCCATCTGCCGCGTGGCGGACTGGGAATCCCGTTGCAGCCGCTGGAACGAACGGGTTCCCGTCTGCTCCGCCCGCTTCATGCGCTTCTCGAATTCGTTCACCCGCGCCTCGAGGGAAACGATCAGTCGTTCTTCATCCGTGGGCATGATCGCTCCTCAGGCTGTCCACATGTCGTCATCGAACCAGGCGGCCGAAGTCGTCAGTTCGTTTTCGTTGCTGGCGCACCGCGCCACGGCCATGGCTGCCGCCACCGCCCCGTCGATCTTGTTGCCGCTCTTGCCCTTGTGGAACGACTTGTTCCCCGCCGAATCCACATGGAGCTGAATGTTCCCGAAGTTCCACCGCAGGACCGGGTTGGCCCCGTGCCGGAAGCCACCTTTCAGAACGGCGCGTTCCAGCTCTTTGACGGCCGGCGCCATGGTGACCCACCCTTGCCGGAACTCCACCACGGGCAAGCCGTCTTCGCTGAGGTTCGCCATCATGTGCCGCCCGTAGGTCGGATCGAAGGCGATCTCCCGAACGGAATGGGTCGCGCATAGGTCGCGAATGTGATCCTCCACGGCCTTTAGATCGACCGTGTTGCCGGGCGTCGGGATGATGAACCCCTCTTCTGCCCAGGTCACATAATCGACGCCATGGAGCTCGCCCCGCTTCCTCAGGTTCTCTTCCGGGCAGAAGAACCACGGGACTACCTGATAGCCGTCTTCGCCATCCCGCCAGCACGCGACAACCGCGGTCAGGTCTTCGTTCTTGGACAGGTCGACTCCGATCCAACATGGCTCTTGGACCATTTCCAGTTCGTCCAGATCCACGGCCGCGGCGCCTTGGTCGTAAACGTGCATCTCGACAAAGGGCGAAGTTGACTGGTCCAGCCATCGGTTGAGGTTGAACTGCAGAAAGGAGTCCCGCTCGAATGGTGAGTGTTCCGCCTTGCGCGCCTTGTCCCGGAATCCGGTGATGTCGGGATACCCATGCTGCAGACCGGGGTTCGCGTCGAACCAGAGGGACTCGTCTTTCCAATCGTCTTCGGCCTCAGCCATGAAGATGACGGGCAAGGTCGCAGGGTCTTCGATCTCACCCTTCTGAACCTTCATGGCGTAGGAGACAGTTTCCCACGCCAAATTCTCCTGTCCGCGGCCCGACGTGCTGGCCACGATCAAGAGCGTCCCGGGCACCTTCACCAGGGCCGAGTCTAGCGCCTCCCACTGGCGCAAGCCTGCCCTGCCCTCCCATGCGTGGAGCTCGTCAGCAATGACTACGTTGGGGGTCTTGCCGTGCTGCGTCTTGCCGTCGGATGCCACTGCGACATAGCGCGTCCGTTCCTTGTTGAAGGCGATCCGGCTGACGTACTCCCGAACGCTGAGGTGTTTCGACAGGCGCCCGTCGTTCTGGACGATCATGGCCGCTTCGTTGAACAGCTCGAGGGCCTGTTCATGGGCGGACGCAGCCGAGACGATCAGGCCGCCGGGCTGCCGTTCGGGCCCGATCAGGTGCAAGAGGGTGAGCCCCGCCGCAAGGGAAGTCTTCCGGTTGCCACGGGGCAAGAGGAGCACCACGCGCCGGACAATGCGGCTGCCGTCTGCGTTGCGCGGCCCATAGATCTTCCGAACGATCCGCTCTTGCCAGGGGTCAAGCTTGAATGGGTGACCGGGCGCAGGGTTCTTCGGATGCTTCAGCTTCCGCAGCCATTTCACCGCCCGTTCCCCGTAGCCCATCGGGTCAGGGATCTCGGACCCGTCACTGATCCAAGAGGGAGTCATCATCGTCGTCTTCCCTGATTGCGGGTCGGGAGCGTGACACGGGAGTCAGCCCCAGTTCGGCCGCCAAGAGCCGCGCCCGGGTCATCGCGTCCGACTGAATACCGGTCGCCGGGTTGCGCTTGGGCACCCCCTTCACGGTGATGACATGGCCCTTGTCCTGTAGTTCGCGCTCCATCTCGCGAACCGTGCCGATCGCCACGCAGAACATTTCAAGGCTGCCCAGGTCGGCTTCCGTCAGGATGCGCCGCTCGGCCAGGATCGGCATGACTCGGTCCCACTCCGCCTTCGCATCCACGGACAGCCAGTCGGGCGCCGGCAAGTCACCGATCGGGGCGGAGTCGGTGCGAAGGTTCGGCTTCGTCCCACGCATCATCCGGCCCCGTTCACGTTGACGCAGCGGATCTCCAGACCCTCGCGCCGGCCGATCAGTCGCACCTCCCGCACGTTCCACAGAGCTCCTTGGAAGGCGATCCGGTCCGCCGTGGTGAGGTCGCCGAAGGGCCGCGTGCGGAAGACGATCGTGCCGTTATCGGCGGCGCCGCCGTCCTCGAGGAACTCCGCCGTTGACCGTTCCACCACCTCAGCACGAAGCCGGGCGTACTCTCCCCAAGTCGGGACAGGCGTCCCGGCTTCGTTCACGGTCACTGTGGACCGCTGAAGCCGGATCAAGTGAGCAAGCGCACCGGCCTTCATGGCGTCACCTCTTCTGCCAGAACTTCGATCGTCACCACGCCATGCGAGGTCTCCCCGTCCGGGTCGCGCATGGTGCGGCTCGAAACCACATGGGAGTCGATCGCGTGGAAGTTGGGCCCGAGGTCTAGGCGCCCGGCGGACAGTGCCGCCTCTACTACGCCGCAAATCTCCTTCGCGCCTTCGAGGGACGGTTCGGTTTTCCAGACGTGCAGCGTATGCCAGACGCGAGTCCGCCGCCGCAGGATGCTCGAGCCGGCGCCCGTAATCATGGACTCTCCCAGCACGATCCCGGGCCGGGGCGCCGGCCTCTGGTGCCGATCCAAGATCGAGTTAGCCGGAACAAGCGCCGTGACCCCGGAAGATGCCACAAGCCGCGCCCGGATCGCCCGTTGAACTGCCAGGTCTGCACTCATCGCTTCGCCTCCCGGATCGCCTTGCCGATCGCCCGCTTGATGCGGTTCGCGGCCTTCTTTCGGGACAGGCGAAAGCCGGGCCAGAAGTACGGTTGCGCTCGCTGGAGCTTGGTCCCGTACTCAACCAAGTGCGGGTAGCGGACTTCGCTGTTGCCGGCCGTGACCGCCGCTGCGTTCTCAGGCACCACCATGGAGCCGCCCGGTTGCGAGTAAGGGGGCGTCTGTTGACCCGGTCCGGTGACGGCAATGCTCGCCTTCAGGTCGCCTTCATCCTCTGGCGCAAGAGCCCGCATGGCGTCTGCCACGTCCTCGGCAGCCTTCACCAGGGCAGGCTTAACCACCTCCCGGGCTGCCTTGGGGATCGCCCGCATCCGCGCTTGGAAGCGCCCGAGTCCACCGTCGCCGGGCATCAGAAGCTGAACCCCCGATACTCTCGAACGACCTCCTGCACTCCGAAAGGGATCTCTTGGACGTTCGGGCCGGCAGCCTCGCGAGACTCGTACCACCACGCGGCTAGCTGTGAGACGGCTTCCACCAGCGCCGGCGGAACCGCTTCTTGATCCGTGCCACCGAACTGCGCTTCGATCTTGAAGCCCAGCAACCGCTCCACATGGTTCTGGGCCGCAGCGATCTTGCGACCCAAGAGGGCATCGTCTGTCGTTCCCAAGTCATCGGTGAACGCCAGTTGCTCTTTGACTTGCTCCAGGGTCACGATCGCCATGGTTAGCCCCTCAGAACCATGGTGACGGTGATCGCGTACGCCAAACCACCGAAGATGTTCGGTCGCAGGTAGCGTGCAGCGGACTTGAAGTCGGTCGTGCAGAAGTTGCGCGCGTCATCTTCGCCGGCGAACGTGTTTCCGTCCTCGAGGAAGACCCGCCACCATTCGGCCCCGTCATTCGACTGACGCAGCCCAACCACGGCACCCCCGAACGTCCCTGAGAACTGCACCGATCCCGTAGCCGCTTCGTTCCATTCGGGTTCGTAAGGTTGTGCCGTGTCGCCCGGAGCAAGTTCCCAGGTGATGACTTTGACGCCGTTCGCGCCGGGCTTTGCGTCGTAGTTTTTCACGGCCATGTCGTTTTTCCCATTTCATGCGAATGTTGCGCGAAGTCCCGCGCGCCGGTCCCCATGGCACCCGGAAAGTTGGAGACCACCCCCGGGCCCATCGGGTCAGGGCGCCGCTTCGGCCGCTTCGACGCGGACGATGTTGGAGTTGATCCAGAGCGAGAAGTTCACCTTCGCGGCTTCGGTATCCGCGTTGGCCAGTTGCTCTTCGGCCCTGCCCACGTTGGCGATGCACAGCCGCTCCGAGGGCGTCCCGCCATCCGGCGCGTCCGGGAACACGATACGAACCGCATAGTTCCTGTTCGTCTTCTCGGCCGCGATCAGGGCTGCTTGTCCGGGGTCGTCAGCGTCGATGCTGCAGATCAATTCCCAGGTTGCACCTTCCCGCATTCCCTTGAAGCGGACGACACGGTTGGCGCGGATGCGCTTGGTTCGGACTTCGGTCGCGGTGTCGCCGATGCTCCCGAGCTCTTCGTGACCCAGGATCTCGGTCCAATCCTGATCCGCGAAGTCGGCTTCAGCGTAATCGAACACCTTCAGCGGAAGCGGGCCGCCGATGTAGATCCGAGTCCCTGCTGTGGAGAACATCTTCATGGCTGAATGGCTCTGTTGAGCAATTCGGCGTAAGAGCGAGCTGCCCCTGACCCCGTCGGCTTTATGCAACGCGCTTGGTCTCGGGGGTGCCGAGGGCGGTGAAGCGGTTGAGAAGGGCGGCACGGATCTGAAGCTCGGCGGTTTGGCGGCTGGGGGTTCGGGCTGAGAGCCGCTCACCCAGGAGCTTCATGCACCGCATCTTGGCCTCGATGCGACTTCGTCGGTGATAGCCGCTCCAGCTGCGCCAGATCACCCGGCCGAAGCGGCGGCTTGCCCGGAGGATGTCGTTGCGGGCCCGAGCTCCTGGCGTGGTCTCTTTCCAGGGTCGACCGTTGCGGCGGGTCGGGATCACGGCCGTGGCCTCACGGGCGGCGACAGCGGCGTGACAGGCTCGCGTGTCATAGGCGCCATCGGCGGTGACAGTACTGATGGGCTCTTCCAGTGGGATCTGCTCGAGCAGTTTGGGGAGCATGGGCCCGTCACCAACGCGGCTCCCGGTCACCTCAACAGCTCGGATCTCCAGCGTCTCGGCATCGATGCCCAAGTGGACCTTGGCCCACTGTCGCGGGCGCGAGGCGCCGTGCTTGCGGCAGGACCACTCGCCTTCGCCCATGGCCTTGATGCCGGTGCTGTCGACCAGCAGGTGCAGCGCACCCGTGCTGGGCCGGTAGGGGATCGTGACGATCAGATCATTCTGGCGCCGACAGAGCGTGCTGTAATCCGGCACCGGCCAGTTCAGCTTCGCGAGCCTCAGCAGGCTCGCCACCAGCCCGGTCGTCTGGCGCAGCGGCAGCCCAAAGAGCGCCTTCAACATCAGGCACGCCTGGATGGCAGCATCCGAGAAGGTGGTCGGACGCCCGCGCCGGCCACTCGGGGCGGCGATCCACTCCATCTCGGGATCAAACCAGACCAAAAGCGAGCCGCGCTGCTTCAGGGCTTCACTGTAGGCGCGCCAGTTGGTCGTGCGGTAGGTCGGAGGGTCAGGCTTGGGCATCCTCATCCACTAACCCACTCAGCCTCCAAGAGGAATCCCGCAGGATTTGCGCAACAGAGCCACCGTGGGCAGATCCCGGGCGCCGGGGAACAGCTTCAGAAGTGCTGCCCATGCTTCCCCTGCCCGGTCGGGGTCGCGTACATCAAGGTCAATGAGGTGCAGGTAACCGGCCGCCGTCTCTGAGGGTTCCCCAAGGCGAATGCCGATGTTCGCGCCTTCGGTGTATCGGCCGGCAAGGTCCGCAAACCCGCATCGCGGTGCTGAACTCCAAGCACCTTCGATCGGGCTCTTTCGTTGCGGACGAAGCCAATGGAGCGCGGCCCCGGCTTCGATCAATTCCCGGTTAGCCTCAAGAAAGGCCGGGACTCCTTGCATTGCGGTGCGATGCGGGCTAGCTTCCATTCGCCAAACAATCCCATATCCTCGGGCGCCTGAATGCCGGCTCGGGCGCCCATTTTCATTAGAGAGATCTGGCGGGATCGCTCGGTTAGGTCGTCACGCTGCGTCGGAGCTAAGCTGTTTCAGCTTTGTTTTGCGGCGGTACTCCAGCACTGACGGACTTGGAGGCTTGAACGTGCCCCACAGTTCAAAGACGGCCAGTTCGCCTAAAGACTGCCATTCGACTTCGCACGGGAGACGGGCGAACTGGCGTTGAAAGGCCCACTCTTTACGGTCGAAGTGAACCAGGCGCAGGACCCGGTTCAGTCCATCGGGCATCCCACCGAACGCCTTGTAGTACTCGGCCTCCTCACGGAAGGTTACCGGCCGGGCCCAGAGAGTCCGGCGAGGATTACAGGTGAAGTACTGAAGCTCCACGCATTCGAGGTAGCTCGCCTCTGTCTCAGGATTGGCGAAGAGATGCGGGTTGCTTGTGACGTGTCGAAAGGCGTCCAGCGCCTTCGTGAGTCTTGCCGCCATTGGTCCGTCCCATTGTTCTAGTGCACCACATGGACGGAGCTGGCGGGCTCCTGCTCTTCTTCGGAAAGTTGGCTTCCCGTTGTCTTTTCAACTTCCGCGGCAAGGCGCGAAAGGTCGTCGGTTCGGAGCTGTTGGCAATTGGCCACGCAATCCCGGAAAGCCTGAAGGTCGATCGTCGGACTTTGTTTTGCCGCGACCTCGAGCGCCTTCTGTATAAGGGCGATGACCAGCAGATTCATGAGTAGGTCGGAGCGGGTCACTTGGACAGTGTCCCCATCCACTCGATCAGCGCCTTCCCCGACCAGACCTTGTCACGTTCGCCAATTCGGAATGGCGCCGGCACTAAGCCCTTCTTTACCAACCGATCAAGGTTGGCGTCAGACTGAGCAAGCATCTGCTTGACTTCGCGCTTCTTATAGAAGCGTCCGGGATCTACCTCTATCAGCATCGTTGTCCCCAACCTGCGTTCCGGTATGACGCACAGTTAGCAGGTATGATGCGATTCGGTCAACAAGTAACTGATTTGCCTAGGCCTTTCAAGTTTAACTTGAAACTCGGTCCACGTTGCCTCGCTTCCCTTGGTAGGAACTGCCAATCGTTGATCGGTCTCGCCTCATGTATGTTTCAGGCGCGAATGAAGGCGCCCCATTCCCTCATCATCGCGCGCCGCTTCTCCAGCATGTCGCCTCGCCGATAAGCCCGTTCAACGTCGCTCCCGATGCGATGCGCTAGGGCGATCTCAGCCATGTCGCGGGGGAACTCGGAATGCTCCGCAGCCCAGTCCCGGAATGTCGATCGGATGCCGTGCGGTACGGCTGCCTTCTTGCTCCGGGGGTCGATCCATCCCGGGCGCCCAGCCTTTACTTCGGACTCGTGCATCCGCCGCATGACTGCAGAAATTGTCATATCGGAGAGCATCCCGCCCCGCGTGGCCCAGAAAACATAGGGCGATCCGTTCAGCGGCGTTTGAGCCTTTAGGATCGCCAAGGCTTCGTCCGTGAGCGGCACCCGATGCTCCCGACCCGCCTTCATGCGTTCCGCCGGGATCGTCCAGAGCCGCGCCTCGAGGTCCACTTCCTCCCAGGTCATGCCCCGCACTTCCCCGGATCGTGCTGCCGTGAGCGTCAGGAACTCCAGCACCCGGGCTGCCATGCCCTCGCGCATCTGGAGCGCCCGGAACCATTGCGCCGCGTCACCAAGGGACAGGGCAGGCCAGTTGCCTGACTCCGCCACCTTGGTCGGCTTGGGTAGGATCGCATCAAGATTGCCCTTCCAGCGCGCGGGGTTGTCGCCCGTGGCATGACCCTTGACCCGGGCCCATGCCAGAACTGCTTCGATCCTGCCGCGAAGCCGTGAGGCGGTTTCCGTGCGTTCCAGCCAGTGTGGCTCAAGGACCCTCAGGATCTCGCCCACGCCAATGTCCCTCACTGCTGTCTTGCCAATGATGGGAAAGGCGAACTGCTCCAGGGAGGTCCGCCACTGGAGTTTGTGCTTGTCGCTCCCGAACTCCTCCAGCTTGCTCGCGAGGAACGCTTCCGCCGCCTGTGTGAAGGTCAAGGGCGCGTCAGGGTTCGCCACTGGCGAGGGTCGCGGGTCACCGCCGGTTCGGGCCACCCGCTTGTTCTCTGCTGCCTTGGCGCGAGCTTCCGTAAGAGTGACGTACTGGACAGACCCCAGCCCAAGGTCGCACCTCTTACCTTTAATCGTGAGGCGCTGCTGCCACCATTGAGATCCGGCCGGGCTGACCACGAGTTGCAGACCTGTGCGCCCGGGATCGTAGTAGATCCCTGCCGGTTTGACGGAGCGGAGGAATACTGCCGTGAAGGGGCGCGCCTTCGAATGTCTCTCCGCCAT